ACACGGTGCTGAGATTGTAGCACCTCTTGATTCTCCACAAGGTAAAGTCCTAATGGCAATCAACGATCTTATGAACGCTAAGTCTGCTGCTGGTGCTGGCGAATATGGTGGAATGGGTGGACCAATGATTATACAAGGTGGAAGTAATAGTTCTTCGAATAATACAAACAATGTTTCTACTTCAAGTTATACTATCCAACAAGGTATTACACCTGATGACTTCCTCAAACGAGACTTCTTGAACTTCTCGTATTAAGCATAAAAAAAGGGACCCGAAGGTCCCTTTTCTCTTATTGGCCAGCTGCTAATTTTTGGAAGTAGCTTAAAGTATCATCCTCATCATTTGAAGAAGATGGAGATGCTTCAACTGGTTCATATGCTGGTTGTGTTGGTGTTGGTGCTGGATCATCAAGGGAGATAGACTCAGCTGTAGTCATAACCATATCCTCTTGGCCAAGGACACGGTTTAACTTAGTCTTTAGTTCACCGTATGTTTTATAGTTTTTAGGATCGAGGAAATCCTGTAGACTATATAGACGGTTGTAAACTCCTTCTAGCTCATCGTCATCATTAGATAGAGTAGAAAGATTAGCAAACTCAGATTTATCATAGTTACGATAACCCGCGACTTGTTGAATCTTAAGTTTGAAATTCGCACCTTCCCAGAAATCAAATGGATTTACTGGATCTTCATCGGCAAACTGCGGTTGCATAACATCCATAATCTTATCAAAGATTTTTTTACCAAACTTATAAAGGAATACCTTACCTTCATTTTCTGGATTACCTGGATCAGACACAACTTGAATGTTTGAAACATAATGTAGGCGACGCTTACGATCGCGGGCAATTTGCTTATCTTCTTCACGACCAGAATTCCACAGTACTGAATTCATTTCAGATACTGGATCGTTTTGGCCAATTGAAGTAAGAGAGTTTTCGATGTACCAAAGACCTGATGGACCTTGGAAGCCGTGATCCCAATAACGAACCCAAGGGAGATCCTCGCCTTCGGGTGCTGGTAAGAAACGAATTACTGCATAACCATTACCGGCTTTATCAACTGTTGGTTTCCACAAACGCTCATCTGCATAAGATTGTTTTTGTTGGCCACCACCACCTGCAGCTTCTGCTGCTTTAGTAAGTGCGTCGATCGAACCGCGGTTACGTTTTAGATTTTCAAAAGACATATATATTTTCTCCGTATGTATTTGTATTTACTGAATTATCCACTTTATACATAATATTATAACACAATTTTTTCATTGTGTAAACACCCTTAGCACGATATTTTTAGCTTTTTCTAAATCATAACTTACAAAGGGTGAATATTTACGAATCTTTCGTGAGACATCTGGCCACACAATAGTTTCGGTTATTTCTTTATCTGCCTTATTCATAAAGCCTGTCAGCTGGTTTAGTATTACCACTGACTCTATATTTATATCTCCAGACATATAAGATGTAATCACCAACGGATGACCGTCTGAAGAGTCAAGTACTTGATCAAAGTTACCAAATTCTGCTAGTTTATTTAAGTCTTGTTCGAATGTATAACCAAGAGATTGAATTCTTTTTTGGTATAGCCTATATGTATCATCGTCATCTAACATATCACCAATCCAGTTTTTATCTTGAATAAAATATGAAACATAGTAACGAACAAGTTCTGACGCATTATCAAATTTCTTACCGACTTTAGCAAAGAAGTATTTGTCTCTTCGTTTCCAAAAAGATTGAGGCTTTACTGAAGTCTTATAGTTATATTTAATTGCGTCATAACTATCAGATTCAAAATGGAGTTTTATAGATTGATAAAATCTAAATGAGTCGTAAGGTTCCATAATTCTCATATTGGTAATGTAGCTGTGTTTGAATCTTTAATCATATTAAGCCGTTGAGCTTCAGCAGTAATTTTTTCTTTTAGAGCTGGTGTTATAACGCGTCCAACATCTTCTACTGGAAATTCAAGCTCTTCACATACTTCTAAGATTGCGTCTAAATAAGACAACTGAAACTTATTTACTCTTTTTTCTACTATTGTAGAAAACCGCTTCTTAGTAAGTATTTTGCCTTCTAACATTAGATTATTAATTCCATCTGTAGTACTTGTGGGTACCAATTCGAGTTGTGAATGCAAGGGTTGTTGCCCAGCTAGGATTGACATAGTCTGCATGATAATGAGTAGCTCCTTCAGTAATATCAATATTATTATACCATAGACTTAAAGCTTCGTACACAACTATTTCAACCAAAGCTTTAAGTTTTCCGTCTGGCATATTATCTGCTTTGCCATCACAATACCAAGAGAACTGGCATTGATTGCGAAGAGGATTACCTTTAGAGTCAATAGGACTTTGATACACTACTCCACAAATATCATTTGGATAGCGAGGATCGTTTACTCTATTAAGTACCACTGCAGTTACAGCCATAACTGAAGCGTATCCATCTCCACGTGCTTCATAATATCCATTTTGAGTTAGGCAATGAAGTTCTTCATATTTAATTCTTTCGATTGGTTCTGCGGCTACCGGTCCAGCACCCGCAATAATACACAATCCGAGTTTAATCGCCCATTTGGTGAATTTGTTTTTGTAGTCAAAGTTTGCCATAATGTATCTACCTGTTTTGGTGTTTTCGTCTGCACGATTGGAAGAGCCTCATCTGGTTTTCTCAATTTAGTTTTACGAGACTCTTCTCCAACATTTTGTAATGTTGTACCTTTTACTTCAAACCCTTTTGTTGAATTTGAAACATATTCAGTCAATTCTTTTGTTTTCACATTAAAGACATATAGTCTCATAGCTCCAACAACAGTAATTGGAAGAATAGAAGTAATCTTAAAGATATTATCTTCTTTAAGGTATTTAAGCTTTGAAACTTGCTTATCAGCAGCTCTAGGCTTAGGTGTACGAGTCTTACGTGTAGCTTTAGCAGAAGCTTTGACTCTATCTAGATCAGCAATCATATCTTGGATTAACTTAATCCGCCGACGAAGAACTGGACGCTTAACATGTGAATAACCTTCAACAGCTTGTTCACAACGCTTATGATAAGCATCCTCGTAATCTAATAGCCAACCTTCTAGTCGCTTCAAAACAGGAGCAATATGTGCGTTGCTCAAACCGTGAAGCTTAAAAATATTGTACATATCAAATTCAGGTTCTTCGCCGGCAATCCAAGCGTCTTCCAAGTCATCCAAATCAGTCATAACTGTTTCTTGAATTTTATTGAAAAGACGCTGTTGAGGAGTCAACACAATAACATTTGACGCAGCCGAATCAGATTGCGCTTTCTCCTCTAGGATTTTTTTACCAGACTCAATTAAGTCAGTATAGAATTGCTTAATACGATTTATTACATTAGCATAATTTGAAGGCAACGTAAGTTCTAAGTTAGTCCAATAAATTGCTGATGCGTGTAGTGAGTACATATAGAAATTATACTCAGGATTTGCAAGAATAGCTTTGGCATCATCTTTTGAAAAAGTTTTCTTAATAAAAGCTTTTGTAATACTAGTAAGGTCTTTACGATCAACTTCCATATGAACATAGTATTTAAATTTTTCAAAACCATCATTCATTGGAGAGCCACCTAAGCCAGTCTTAGGTCTTGCACGTACTGTAGCTTTTTTACGAGCTGCCATAGCTATTCTCCTTAGTAAATATATGTATATACTATCACAAGTAACTGAGAATGTAAACCCCTAAAATGCGTTATTTTAGAGAAATTATCCATTGATTTTTTTCTGAATGACGATTATTAAAAAATAATCCAATCATTCCTGGTAAAGTTTTATAAAGTCGCTCTTGTGGCATTACCATTTGATATTCAAAGAGCTCTTTTGCTTTAATTGGAGTTGTTGCTCCAAGCTTTACAGCTTCACCTGTCTGGCGATTAGTTAGTTTAACTTTAGCATCAATTGCATATTGACCTTTATCCAAAGTTGAATAAACTGCTTTACCCATATAGTTTTCTTTATAAGTAAATGTTGAACCAACTTCAGTTGCTAACATAATTGTTTTCATAACCTATCCTTTCACAAAGTTTTTCACAGTTTCTACTTTAAATGATCTCCAGTCTTCAAGAACAGTATCAAATACGCGAATAGCTTTGAGAATATGATCTAATCCTTCACGCAATTCAAGAGAGTCATCTCCCTTTGGTCGTTTCGCTGATGGAATAAGATCCATATTCAAAGTACATTTCATCACACGAGTGTCACCATTTACTTTTGTAAAGGTTACTTCACACTCACCCTCTCGCAATGCAGCGAGCATATTATCTTGATTTAGTTCCATACTATAAATTCTCCGTACATGTGGAATTGACATTAGCTACGTCTCATGGTCGCATAATGTTTCGGATCATCTCCCCTTCCGACAGGAACGAGGTTTGACTTGTGCATTGTTGCGATTCCGACGATGTAGTCTCCGGAGTAGACTGGAGACTCTTTTTTCGTACCTGATCCAGGTATGCTTTGCGTCGAGAGGCTTGGATAATTCTTTGTCTCGCGATGTGGTTGGGGTTCTTTCGGTTCATAAGGTACAAACTCCTTCTTCTTAGGTTTTGCGTCAGGATCGACAC